CCAACTATTTTAATTGAACAAAGTAGTTTAAAACATATTATTGCTAATGGCACAACACCATGGGAACCCATTTATAAACGTTTTACACGAGAACAGAGATGGGAAGACTTTAATAGAATATTCAGTAGGATTGGATTATGACTTATAAATTCGCACTTATAAACAAGGATCGTGGTGCTTGCAGCATGTCAACTATTGGTAGAATGTTACACAACGTTCTAAAAGACGGTGCAAACTATACTATGGATTACTTTGAAACCAATGATTTAGATATAGCCGCACTTAATAGCGGTAAAGTTATTCATCGTGGTAAAGAAAAAGAACCATATGATGCTTACTTCTTTAACTATCATATCTCTACTATGCGTGAGCAAAGTGGAGTCCGCAGTGAAATGATTTGTAAGAACTTGCCTGGTATGAAGTTCTGCTTTCACTTTGAAGGTTTCCCAAACAATCCATACGCAGGTTTAGAAGGCGTTAATTTAGATGACTTTGATGCATATTTTTGGGTAGACCCAACCGCTGATTTTCATGACAAACGTTTCTATGCCTTTCCACGTCCACTTGGCACTGCAAAGGTTCAACCATACACGGAAAAAGAAATACCAGTTATTGGAACTTATGGACTTGCTGGTCATGGTAGAAATCTTGGTGCGCTAGTTCACGCAGTAAATGCAGAGTTTGACCGTGCGATCATTCGTATGAACTATGCACCTGGTAGTTACTATGGCGATGTTGGCGGTTATGCCAAGATGGAAGTTGCTACACAGTGCTTGCCTATTGCTAAACCTGGCATTGAAATACGACTTACTGAAAATTATTTCAGTGACCAAGAACTGTTAGAATGGTTGTCACAGAATACATTAAACGTATTCTTCTATGCTCGTAATACAACTGGTATTAGCAGTGCAACTGACCAAGCACTTATGGTTGGTCGCCCAATGCTATGCAGTGGTGACCATGCTTTCCGTCACATTCACCAATATATTCCACCATATCCACAAACAAGTTTTAAGCAAGCAATTGAGATTGGTACGGAACAAGTTGCTAAAATGCAACAAGCATGGAATGGTGAATCATGCAAGAAACGTTTTGCTGAAATATTGTTTGATGAAAACGGTAAATTAATACCTAAGCATGGCTAATTCTAAACCAAGTAATGGCAGATTATAACTTTTTAATCTGTCATTGCTACCAGTATAATTTTTATTACTAGTTTCTAATACTTGCACTTTTTTATAATCAAGCATTTTAATATCACAGAATAGTTTTGCAAGTTGACTAAGTTTATATTTTTGTTCATATACACAATTGAGTGACTTGTTTTGAATCTTATTATCTAATATTAAATCTATTACGGTTGGTAAATCTTCTAAATTAAAATAATCATATTCACAATCTTCGTTAATTGTAAATGTAGGTTCATTTAATAGTCTATTAAAGAAACGATTACCTTCTGTATAGTGCGCTACTCCGAATAAGCGAAGTGTATAAAAAGATGGTAAATCATGAATAGCACGAGATATATCGTTCTTAACACGATCATAAGGAGCAGTAGGTTCCACATATAAAATATCATCTTCATCAGCATACTTGATATCTCGTCCACTATCATACTCCATTCCTGTTCCAATGTTTATAAACTGTTGGAACTTATCACGATTACTTAATAGATTTTGCCAAATTGTCCAATTTCGATCATATACTTCTGGATTATCACTGCGAACTAATTCACGACCCCATAATGCAGTATGAATTACTGTATGACACGGGTTTGCAGTAAAGAAATTTCTAACACTGCTCGCATCTTCTAAGTCGCATAACCCACGATGTAATTGTATAACTTGGTGACCATATTCAGCATAATACTTGCACAAATAACTACCAACAAATCCATTACTGCCTGTGATTACTATTTTCATGATACATCCTTACTACTAATATATAGTAATAAGCGGATATAATCAATAAAATGTCACCAGAAGAAAGCCATCAACACAGTCTTATAACATTAAATTATCTTTCTATGTTAGAAGATTATATGGGCAATCTAACCAATATTTGTGATATGGGTGCTGGTATAGGATTGGATGCATGTTGGCTCGCAACATTAACTGATAGTTACGGCAGACCGTTTAGATTTAATGTTACCGCTGTTGAAAATAGTCCAGTCATGTTACAAACACGTGGTCGCATGAACTGGGTATTTGAGGACGCACATACTGTAAACTTACCAAAGCAAGATATGATATGGTGCCATAATACACTGCAATATTTGCGCAGCCCTATTGATGCACTCTTTCACTGGCATAGTTTGTTGAATGTAGACGGTATTCTTATAATTGAATTACCTATTATGAATCAAGTTAGTTTGCACAAAGACCATCAAACTGTGAATACTGTTATTCATAGTGGTGTTTATCACAATTACACAATGAGTAATCTTATTATACAGCTTGCTATTGCTGGTTTTGATTGCCGTGATGGACATTTTCAACTTGATAAACAAAATGGTTGGATACGAGCGGCGGTATATAAAACAAATGCAGAACCAACACTTTATAAAAGTTGGTATGATTTAGCAGAAACAAATAGACTTCCCTACTGTCTTGATGCTATATTAAGTGGTAAGGATCATTTTAGTGAAAGCGACCTTGTTCTTGAATGGATAGACCGCACACAAAGTTTCCTATCATTGTGAGATTTAAATGACAACAGATGAATTGTTAGAAAAAATGTTAATCGCTATGGAGCGGATGATTGATGCCCAAGATGATATGTGGGAAGAAGAAAAATATAGCAATTATCGTTACCGTGAAAAAATTAAACAAGAACAATTTTTACCTGCAAAAGAAGAATTTAAAGCATTGTTTATAGAAGTAATTAAAAGTATCAAAACCTCTGCATAAAACGCATAGCAGGGTTTCTTAAAAAACCCTTGTTTTCTTGTTGCACCGCACCATTTATATTATAAGTAATGGTGCAGTGCAAGGAGAAGATAATGAAGACGCTTACTACGATCTGGAAAAAACTTTTTCCATCACACGAAGAAGTTTATCAACGCCGCTTTGAACAGTTCATGGCTGGTGCAGAAGACATTTATGAAATTGAATATCGCCACTATCTATGGGATCGTGGTCACGGATATAAGAAAAATACTTTTGGTGGATTGCAAATCCGCTAAATAGTTATTGGAAACCTCGCTACATGCGGGGTTTTTTATTGACAATAATTATAGTAGGATATATATTATTATCTCGTGGGCTGATAGTGATAACGGGAGCACAATGCCTTTGCACGGCATAGGATGGGGTTCGATTCCCCATCGGTCCACCAACATCAACAAGGTAACAAAATGACACCGATCAAGATTTTCTGGCACGTAAACGAACTAGGCGGTTGGAACCAAGTAATGGACCAACAATGGGATTTAATAGAAAAGTCAGGACTATGGGACGCAGCCAGTGAAATCCATATTTGTATGAATGGTCAACCTTGGACATTTACTGGTTGGTTATCAACAAAGAATATCAATGATTCAACAGGTAAAATTAAACTTGCAAGTGTCAATAAAGATGCTGCTTATCACGAATGGCCAACATTGATGTATATGTTACAACAAGCACGTGAAGCAAGTCAACCTTATCATATTTGTTATATTCACCTTAAAGGTTTGTTGCGTTATGGTGATCCAAATGTTGGTGATTGGCGTGATTTTATGAATTGGGCAACTATTGAAAAGTGGCGTGATAATGTTGAAGCACTTGATGAAGGTGCAGAAGTCGTTGGGACAAATTATAATACTGAACCATGGCCACATTTTGCTGGTAATTTCTGGTGGGCAAAGAGTGACTATGTTACTAAATTAGAACCTATTGCACATCCAGAAGATAGATTAAATCATAACTTCACACAATTTACACGTCATCCAACCAATCCTCATTGGCGTTTTGACCATGAGGCTTGGTTGCATAGTAAGGGTCCAGATTATGTAGAATTGGCTCGTAGTTTAGAACCAGGCGAACGTCACTATCGTGAACGTTATCCTAGAAGCAATTATGATTCTAAATTATAACTAAAATCTCTTGTTTGTGTTTCAATTATATTATTTTCTGCATGATATTTTGCAATTTCAAAACGAATAGAATTTAACATTGTATCTTTAGATAAATCATCACAGGTAGATAAGAAAGATGGTATATCTTTATAAATTATTTCTGTTACTAATTTGTTTTTTCCAAGTTTGTAAAATTTTTGTTTTAGTACTTTACCACAATTAAGTAAATTTTCTTCATAATTTTTCATATAATTCATAAGTTCAGAATTTATATTTGGTGGTTCAAAAGAAATATCATCATTATTTCTTTTTAAGATTTTTATTTGCCTTACCGCCATTATTGCGCATAATTCCAATCAATTACAAACTTTGTGGTTATATTATTTGTAATTTGATGCATGTCATTGTTATAATCAGATTGTATCAGTTCGAGGTCTTTATTTTTAAAGAAAAAATAATCAAATAAAGATTGAACATCGTTAAAGATATAAGTTTTTTGAACTTCTAATTCATCATCTGAAATTTCAACATTTATTGAAATAATTTTTCCATCCTCTAGCATTTTTTCTTCATAATCTACAAATTTATTTTCTACTGAATCGTTTTCTTGTAATGAAAAATTAACATCAATATTTGGTCTTTTTCTTATACGTGTAACCTTAATTGCCATTTGGTCTCTCCTAGATTATTTATTAAAAATTAACTTGACATCTCTTAAATCTATGCTATTATCAACATATAAGCAAGGGAGTTACACATGACCAGTTTTGAAAAACGTCAAGATTTTGACACCCAAATCGATACAAATTCCCCTGAAATTCAGCAATTTTTAGCGGAAGAATGGACCCGTATCCACCAAAATGACCCACAGCCGCAGCCAAATTATGATGAATTATCAATGGCTTACGAGCGTTATGATGACGCCATGGTTGTTGCAAATAATGCTTGACAACCCCTAAATCCGTGTTATATTAAGTTATAGTCAACTGATGGAGAGCGATATGACTGACACCGATTTTGCCATGTTTGGTATGACCAAAGCCGATATCCGTGACCAATATATCAACAGCATCTCTGCCAAACTGGTTGGCACGGAAATGGTCGTCTTAGGTATCCTTTCCGATTGTCAGGAAATGATGGCAAGGCGGAATCCAACAATTCCGCACCCAAATGTAGATGAATTTATCCGTCAGCAGTTAAATGTCGCCAAGTTTATTTTAAGCGAAATGATGACAAATAAACAAAAAAGTGCTTGACAACTACCAATCTTGTGATATTATCTTAATATAACCTGTTGATGGAGAAGACAGATGACTTACGCAGGCTCTACGGTTCGTATCAAGTCTGGCACCTTTAATGGTATGCCTGTTGACAATATGGTATTTCCGCTACTAACCCCATTCACTAAGGTTGGTCGTGGTGGTTATGTCAGTGTTGATGGCACGGTGCCTTTTAATCGCAAACGTTGCCGTATCGTTCTTGATGGCGCACATCAAATTGAATATACTAATGAGGAAGCACCAACTATGACACACACTGCAGTTCAACCAAAAGTCAAGGAAACTGACGAGCAGATTATTGAACGTATTGCTGAACGTTTCAGCATCCTTGAAGACATGACCACTGCTGTCAAGGAAGGTGATGTCCGTGCAATGATCGTTGTTGGACCGCCTGGCGTTGGTAAGTCCTACGGTGTTCACAAGCGTCTTGACCAAGTTAGTGTTCTTGATGAAGTTGCTGGTCGTGTCAAGTATCAAGTTGTCAAGGGTGCTATGACTGCTCTAGGTTTGTATGCCAAGCTGTATGAATATAGTGATAGCGGCAGTGTTTTGGTGTTTGACGATTGCGATAGTGTCTTGATGGACGAGTTATCACTTAACATTCTTAAAGCTGCACTTGACAGCGGCAAGAAGCGCACCATTCACTGGAATGCTGACAGCAATCTGTTGCACAAGCAAGGTATTCCAAACAAGTTTGACTTCAAGGGCGGTGTTATCTTCATTACTAACTTGAAGTTTGAGAACATCCGTAGCAAGAAGATGCAAGACCATCTTGAAGCATTGCAGTCACGTTGTCACTATATTGACTTGACACTTGATACTGAACACGATAAATATCTTCGTATTCGGCAGATCGCAGAAAGCGGACAATTGTTCCGTGACTATGATTTTACCGATGAGCAACAGGGTGAAATTCTGCAGTTCATGAAGGACAATGCCAAGCGGTTCCGTGAAATGTCACTGCGCACTGCACTTAAGTTGGCTGATCTTCGTAAGAGCGTTGGCAATCGTTGGCAGCGTGTTGCAGAAATCACGGTGATGAGGAGTGGTAGTCGGTGAAGCAGTTTGATATAAAGGGTGTTGTCACAAGAACAGGCACACCCACACTGCAATTCACACTAACAGTAAATGCAAACGATCAGGCGAGCGCAAAACGCCTGATCGAATTGCAATATGGTTTTGGTGGTGCTAAAGTAACTATTCAAAAAATTATAGAAGTTAAATCTAAAAAATAAAAACGTGAAATTTTTAATTAACTATACCGCAGGTTGTAAGGGTGATTTTGTAACAAATTATTTAAATGACCATAATCTTTCATTAGAAGATAAAGGCAATAATAGGTCACGTAGTTTTTATCAAATTGATACGTTACAAACCAACAATGAACTGTTTTTAAAATTTTTAAAATATCATAATAATATTAAATTTATTAACACACATGATATTTCAACTATCGATAAAAATTTTTTGTCACAAAATAGTGTAACAATTGCACATATTACTTCTAAACAAAAATATTTCCCTACTATTTTTATAGAAGGCACATTAAAAAACGCTTTATTTGATGGTGCTAATTTTAAGATTGATGAAAAAAACAACGTTGTAAATTTCTATCTAAACCAAGATGAAAATTATTATAAATTTCAAGAAATTGAAGATTGTAGAAACACAACAATTAATTCTATACCACTTCATAAAAGTTACATTGGGCAAATAGATAAAATTCAATATAGATGTGATTTTTATTTGCTTGAAAATAATTATAAAATTAATAATGATAATCGTTATAATTTTTATGAAAATTTGTTAAAAACTCAAGTAAAAAATATAAAAAATTATACAGCACAGTGGTTTTTTGAAACCAATAAAACCATAGAAGACATTGATATTGTTTTAAGGTATGAAGATTTATTCGTCAATAAAAATTTTGATACCATAAAAAAATTAGATAAAAACTTCGACGAACTACAGTTTCAGAGTATGTTAGAAGAAACTTGGCTTCCAGACAATTTCAATTTATTTGGTAAAAAAATTAATTTACGTGATTACGGTTATCGTAATTGGTTGTAAAAATATATTGAAATTACATTAACGATCATTTATATTAAACAGAATGTTATGTAAAATTATCATCCGTGATGAAGTCAACTGTAAATTAGAAGGACTTGATGTTGATACTCGCCGTAGGCTTGTAACAAAATTCAAGTATGAAGTTCCGTATGCTCGTCATTTACCAAGTGTAAAGTTAGGACGATGGGATGGAAAAATTCCATACTTTCAGCTTGGTGGTTCAACTTATATAAATCTTCTACCAGAAATTATAGATTGGTTGCAAGATCGCAATTGGGAATTTGAAATCGAAGACCATCGTGCATCACGACAACAACTAGAGTTTGATGCAATAACTGAAAACACATTCAGTAATAAGAATTGGCCAAAAGGTCATCCACAAGAAGGCAAGCCAATAGTTCTGCGTGATTACCAAGTTGAAATTGTCAACGAGTTTTTACAAAATCCACAAGGCATACAAGAAGTAGCCACTGGTGCTGGTAAAACAATTATGACCGCAGCACTATCGCATAGTGTTGAAAAGTATGGTCGCACGATTATTATAGTTCCTAACAAAAGTCTTGTTACACAAACAGAAGCAGATTATATAAATCTTGGATTAGATGTTGGTGTATATTTTGGTGACCGTAAAGAGTTAGGTCGCACACATACTATCTGTACATGGCAAAGTCTAAACAATCTGCTAAAGAAAAATAAAGATGGCAACGAATGGATATCAATGTTAAACGTTGTTGCTATCATCGTTGATGAAGTGCATCAAGCAAAAGCAGAAGTTCTTAAAGCATTGCTCACAGATCACTTTGCTGATGTTCCTATCCGTTGGGGTCTAACAGGCACAGTTCCCAAAGAACAGTTTGAACGTGCCGCTCTACTTGTATCATTTGGTCAAGTTCTTAATCAATTAAGTGCAGCAGAATTACAAGAACGTGGTGTGTTAAGCCAGTGTCATGTAAATATTGTCCAAACTGTTGAATATAGTGACTTTAAAAATTACCAAGCTGAACTTAAATATCTCACCACCAACAGCGAACGATTGGATCATCTTGCAAGTATGGTAAATGAAATTATCAAAACTGGTAATACACTTGTGTTGGTTGATCGTCGTGAATGTGGTGATGAATTAGTTGCACGATTGCCCAATAGCGTATTTGTTCATGGTGATATGAAAGTTGGTGATAGAAAGGAACACTATGATGAAGTTGCAGATGTCAGTGACAAAATTATTGTCGCAACTTATGGAGTGGCTGCAGTTGGTATTAATATCCCTCGTATTTTTAATCTTGTTCTTATCGAACCTGGTAAGTCATTCGTTCGTGTCATTCAGTCTATCGGTCGTGGCATTCGTAAAGCAGAAGACAAAGACTTTGTTCAAATCTGGGACATAACAGCAGATTGCAAGTTTGCAAAGCGACATCTTACAAAACGTAAACAGTTTTATAAAGATGCAAAATACCCATTTACACAAGAAAAGAGCATCTACAAATGAAAATAGCAGTATGTGGTTGTAGTTTTAGTGCTGTTAGTAATTTACCTGAATATGCGGGTACACATTGGAGTGAAATCCTTGCTCGTAAACTAGGTGCTGAACTTGTTACATACGCTCGTCAAGGCATTGGTAATAATGTAATACGATTACAGATTGATGAAGCAATTAAAGACAAAGCAGACTGGGTTCTTATTGCAAGCACAACCGAAGACCGCATAGAGTTTCCAGTTGAAAAGTTTATTAAGATTGAAGATGGTTCGCCTAATCACAGTGCAAAACAAGAAAATCGTAATGGTTATCGTTGGGAAGATGGCTTAAAGAACTTTAACTATGGCGATGCACATCCATATCGCATGATTGGCGAAACAATGTTTTCAGTAATTGAGAACTATGATCACAACTACCGTATTGCCAAAGTAGATAAACATACTCGCACCGCAATGGAAGGTTATGCCGCATTTCTTTATGATGCACACTGGAAACGACAAGTAGACAATTGGGTTCTGTTCAGTGGATTATGGAAACTTGATGCATTGCAGATACCATTTCTCTTTAATCCGTGGAATACATATATTAAGAACAAAAGTTGGAACGAAGATTTTCCTCGTGAGTTTACGGACAAATACTTTGCACCGCCACATTTTGCGCTTGGTGCTTTTTGCGATAGTCACCCACTAACAGGGGTAGACCCTGGATATCATACGCACCCTGATGGTCAGGTTGCCATTGCTGAACTATATTATAATTTTGTTAAGGAACGACAGTGAGAATATTAACCGTAGATAATACCGTATTTGAAATGAATAATTTACCAGAACAAGTTGATGATTTACGGTTCTGTGTTTTAGATAACAGTAACCCACCAGAAGCAGATTATTATTTTTTACCACTTGTATTTTTAGAAAGTTTTAATGATCCTGCACTCGTGTTAAAGATTGGTGATCATAGAATTATGATGCCTTATAATTGGCGTATTCTTATTGGCGAAGCAGAGATTGGCGATTTAGAAGCACTACCTCTTACAAAACTTAATGACCGTGGGTTTCAGGCATTTACATTTAATCCATTAAGTTCATTCCGTGCAGCATTTATGAACATAGAAATTGAAGATGTATACCAAGATGTGCGTTGGTACTTTCCTAAACTAAAAAATGGCCAGCTACTTTGCATTCCAATTAGCGATGGACCAAAACCAGTATGTGCTTACTTTGTTAAAGAAATAAGTCGTGCAAGCGAGACTATTGACATCCAGAACATTGTATGATAAAGTATATATTAGTTTATTACGCAGGAGAGAAGGGTGACTTTTTATGTAATTACATAAATCATAATAAATTAAATTTTATTGAGGGCAGTCTTAATAAATCTCTTGCTGAAAATTTAAATTTAAAAAATATATATGCTAATCAGACTAAAGCAATATCTCAAGATTTAACAATTTTACCTAGTCATCGCCTGTATCATATTAATCCTACATTAATTCAAGAAAACAATATTAAAATTGTATTATTGCATAGAGAAAAAAAATTTCATAAAACAGCAGAAATTGAATCTCTTATTAAAAATTATAGCGATCCTTTTCAAAAACATAAATTTCATATTGCCGAAATTGGAACTCAACATAAAATTAAATTCAAAAATATTAAAAACATGGAATATTTTGCTGATTTTATTTTAACCAGAGAAAATATAGACATATCAAATAAAAATAGATATGAATTTTTGTTGAATAAATTAGACACTCTTACAGACAATGATTGGATAGATAAACTTTCATATCCAGAAGATGGTCCGCCGTATGATTTGTTTTTGTCATATGAAAATTTGTATATCAAAAAAAATTATGATAAATTGAAAATTATTAAACCAGATTTTAACCCAGTTTTATATGAAGAATTATTAGAAAAAACGTGGCTACCAGATATAGTAAATGTTTTTGGATACGACCTTGATCTTAGAAAATATGGCTATCGTGACTATTGACAAAACCAATAATGTATGATATTATACTATTATGAGCATTGGAACAGCACCGCCACCAAAACGGTATTATACAGATGAATATCTTGAATGGCTAGAGATTCTTAAAGCCACTGAGACTAATCCTACGCTTAAAGATGCGGCGGATCAGTTGCGTTCATTGTATTATGCAAGTGTAGAAATAAAAGAAATCAAGCATGATGACAGTATTTCTGCAATATTTGAACCAACTGAAAAAGGTGAATGGAGAGGAATAATCCTTGGTTAACAAACTTGACATTGGCTATGAAATGGCACAACTTGATTTGCGTAATCGACAGTTCTATGATGAACTTAACGATGAAGAACGCAAGAAGTTCTCTACATATCTTATGTTGCGTTGGGGCAGTGTAGTCAACGGTATTCCAGAATTACAGCAATATTATTTGCAAGCAATGAATGAACGTGTAAACAAACGTTTCTTTGATATCAACAAGCATCCTAAACTACAATGGCTATTACTTACCACAGTAAGCCCTAACATGGGCAAGCATCGTCATGAGTGGATGGCATACAGTGGCAAGACTGCCAAGAACAAACGTGCACAAAAAATGTTAGAATTATATCCGCATATTAAGACAGATGAAGCAGAACTTCTTGCTGATAAAATTACTGATCAACAATATAAAGCAATGTTAGTTGAGCGTGGATATAGTGACAAAGAAATTAAAGAGGCAATGAAATGACTATTAAAAGTGCTACAACCAATGAATACAGGATAGCATCGTTAACAACCAGTGATACTTTTGGTGGTCAGCAATTATATTGTAATTTTACACTTGAAATGGTTGAATTATTTAATTGGTGGCAAGAATGGAGACCAGTATTTCAAAGCAAAGACCCAACTGTTATTGATTTATTAAAGCAAGCACGAACACTACATGAAATAGTAAAATAACATGGACTTGCTAACTGTTGTTTATCGTGATGAATTGCATTTGCTTGAACATCAAGCATACAGTATGTCTTATTACTTTGGTGATGAAATACAAAATATATATGT